AGCACAGATGTATTTTTGTCTCCTGCTTTTACTGTCTCTGGGTTAAACATGTAGCTGCCTCCTTCTGGGTTTGTTGTCTTGTCTGTTTCATCTTTATCTGCAGATAAAACAATTGAATAGTCCGGTGTACAAAATTTTGTCCCCGGAAGATTACTGTTGTAATAGCTCTTCTGGCACACCCCGCCACCATTTGCCACGATACCGGATGCTCCGGAAGTATTTCCCTCAATCGTCCAGAACCTGTCTCCAGCTACTTTTGTTACAAAGCCGGTGTGGGTAAATGTATCGCCGTGTTTAAATATAACAATATCTCCAACTTTTGGATTGGCATTTTTTACAAATAAGACGCCTAAGGTTGGGCAGTATACATACGGCCAGTGTTTTAAGAGTTTCTTTGCATTATCCAGACCAAAAGCTTTCATGAAACACCAGGAGATAAACGCTGCGCACCAGGGCTGCCCCTGATAGGATGGTTTTATATCTCTCCAATATTTTGTATAGTTTGCTGATCCGGCATTTCCAGTCTTGCTGTCAAGCTTACTGTTATTTTTCTTTTCCAGGTACCCGATCTCTTCTTCTGCAATTCCCAGAACTACGTTGATAGCTTCACTCTTTGTCATGACTGTGTTTTCCTTTTCTATATCTTTTGCTTCGTTATAATCTTTGTAAAATATATTTCTATCTACAGTTCCGCTGATGCCTGGTATCTTCGCTTTGCTGGAATACTGCCAGCCCACACCAAAGTCCGGCCGGAGTCGTTCCTGTAAGGTTCCGTTATCTGATGCCGGATAACGTGCGATCCAGAAATCATATTTTTTCAGATGGCTACAAATTACATTCAGGTACCAATCCACATTGCAATAAATACCAAATTTATATCCCGCTGCCGTGATAATCTTTTCGAATGCTTCTGCCAATTTATGGATCTGTTCAGCTCCGAGGCTTCTCTGATTATTCCATTCCAGATCCAGCCAGACCGGATACTGCAGTTTTCGCCCGTTCAAAACTTCCACTACTTTTCTGGCTTCGCTCTGTACCTCCGCAACTGTCATGGCATAACTGTATTTATATGCTCCGGTTGGAATGTTATGTTTCTGACATCCGGAGTAATTTTTCTCAAAGCAGCTATCTATCACGTTTCCGGTTTCTGTGATCCGGAGTATTGCAAAGTCCATTCCGTAGTTTGATACGGTATCCCAGTCGATTGCTCCTTGCCATGCTGAAACATCTATTCCTCTTATTTCCATGTCCGTCTCCTTTCACAGAGAAAATAGGGATTAGGGATGATCACTCATCCCCTGAATCATTCGTCTTTATTTGTCTGTTTAATGATCTGATTTACGTATGTAGAAAGTCCCGCAATGAGAATTCCCTGCGTGATTGCTGTGAAAATCGCCATCGCAATGTCCTGTCCGGTACCGCAGGTACAGGTGGCAAACACATAGATCGCGCAGATTGCAATGCTGATTCCGCCAAGGATAAGCGGGATATACTTATCTTTTACTGCCTGTGCCTGTTTGAGTGCCATACCTACAAAATATAAGGCAATTGCTACTACGATGAGTTCCGGTTTTACATAATTTGTAATCTGTTCCATAGTCATTCTCCTTTTCTTTCCAGGTCTTCTATTCTATGATTCGCAACCTTAATCTGTTCCTCATGCACACTTATTTTTTCTTCCAGAGCATAAGTTCTTTTGATAAGGTTATTGTGTTCATTTACTCTTTTGGTTAGCTCTTCCAGCTTGTACTCCATAAGAGTTCGTGTCTTTTCCTGCTGTGCATTATTGCTGATCACGCATACAATTAATGTAACCGTCGCACTGATGCAGGCTGAAATGATTGTTTCCATTTCTTTTTCCTTTCTGGCAATTGCGCCGGCGCAATTTTAGATAAAATAAAAGAAGCCTCTCGGCTCCGCTCTGATTCTTCTCATAAATTTCTCCTAAACAAAAAGAGGACATTTCTGCCCTCTCTGCTTTTTAAATCGCATATTTCATGTGTGATGCTTTCACATCCTCATCCGCTACTTTGGCGTATATTGTTGTTGTATTTATATTGACATGCCCCAAAATCTTTTTACCTCTCTGCAGAAGATGTGTAGCAAGGGTATGTCGAAATAGATGTGGTGTCAATGGTCTATCCAGTTCGGCGCGTTCCCCTATCAATCGAATGATTCTTTCAATCGCTTCTTTATTAATCTCCCACGCCCTCTAATTTTACTCCGCAATTAGGGCAATATCCTTCAGCATCTTTAATTAAAATCTGCTCTTTACAATTTGAACATTTCATAAAACTATAAATATCGTCATTGACAAACATCCATCTTCCACCATGATTTTCTATAATCATTCTATATCCTGTATCTTTTACTTTTGCCATTTGTAACACCTCCGTTTCATATGTTACAACATATAACACAGCGAGCTATATGTGTCAATTATTTTTTGGATTAGAATTTTTGTTACCTAATTAGCTAAAAACATTCTTTAGTTAATTATATCACTCTTTCTCCGGTTTGCGCCGGCGCAATTTTAAAACGGTAATATGTCTTTCAGTGGCTCTGCTCTTATATTCTCTGGTAGTTCATCATCTTCGGTATCTGCATATCGGCGGCAGTTGTATTCTGCGATATCTATATCCTTTTCAATATCTTCAAGACTTTTATCGCTCTCGCCTTTTATGATCAGAATCAAGTCAAAGATGATGGACCAGAGTTTGCTTATGATCTGTAATTTTGTCATTTATTCTCCTCTGGCAAAGAAATGAGTTCCTGATACTCCTGATCTGTGAGTTTCCCACGCTCTTTCGCCTGTTCTACCATTTTCAACCAGTCTTCATGGTTATACATTTTCTTCATTTTCAGCAAAATTCTGTACATCTTCATCCTCCTCTGTTTCTTCCGGAATATAAACATCCGTCATTGCTGCCAGATACTGAATTGTTACATTCTGGTTTTCAATGATTTTTTTCTGCTTTTCTACGGTTGCTCTGAGGTTCTCGTCCTCTGCCGTTTCCGCAGGTGTCTGAGTCATTTTTCTTACTTCCATGTTCTTCACCCTTTCTTAACTGTTTTAAATATTTCTGAGTCCTTTGTTTTACTTTATACGAATTTCCTTTATCAGCATTATTTTCCCAGGAATTGTGATGTTCATCTACTTTTTCCGGTTCAAGTTCTCCTCTCTGGGATTTATGAACCATCCTCACAAGAGTTTTTCTTTCATGCTTTACACTATCTGAGTTAAGCGTCATGATTATCCTTCCTGTTTCTGTCAGCCGATAGTCGAATCCCAAAAATGTAAATCCTTTTTCAAGCGGTGTTATGTGTGATTTCTTTTCATTTGCTTCCAGCCCGTATATCTGCAATTGCTTCATTATCTCACTGAAAACCCTCTCAGCCTGTTTTCTTGTTTTAACAAGAATCCAGAAATCATCCATGTACCTGATATTGTATTTTACACGCAGCTGCTCTTTGATGTAATGATCTAATGGATCCAGAAGTGAAATCCCAGCAATCTGTACCATTTGTGATCCTGGATTGTATCCGGTTTCTCCTGCGTACTGGTCTCGTAAAACGCCACACGACATTTCTGCTGTGTCCTTATCTGTCAGATTCCTTATTTGTCTTTCCACATCACTGTGCCGCATGTTTAGGTAGTATCCATGTATGTCAACCTGAACTATCCATCCTTTTGCGCCGTATCTGCAGTAATAATTCCATAGATATTTTTTAACCAGTGCTCTTGCAAAGTCTGTTCCCTTTCCTGTCTGGCAGGCGCAATTTGAATAAGTGAATCCCTTTGTCATTTGAGGGTAAAGAGAATTATCATTAATACTCCTTTGATATACCCGGTCCTTAAATGGGATACTGAGAGCTTCCCGGCGTTTCGGATATGTTATCAATACCGTTTTAGGTTTCCCATTCTTCCATGTCCCGTCCTGATGCTGGTGTTTCATCCGGAGTATATTTTCTTCTCCATTTAACAAAAATGACTTAACTGATGGTTTCCATGTTACTCCATTCTTACATTTCAGCATTGATTCGTATAAACTATCATAGCTTGTTATATGATCTTTCATCTTTTGTGTTTCCGCAGTTTCTCAGTGCTGGCAGGCTTATATAAGTCACGCACTGTCTCTTTCGATTATCCGCGGTATTGTTTAGGCTTATGCCAGGGATTTCGGCTCCTTGTCTATATCTTCAAGGCGATCATTGCTACGCAATAACCATAATGCTTTTAGGAAGACAATCGGGGCATACACATTCGAGTTCCATGCGTTCGTGTTGTTGACGTTGCCGCTGGTGTTCACATTCATGACGTTGTTAGCGTTGCCACGGTTAGCTGAACGAGAAAACACATTCTGAGGTGATAGCCTACGTCCCATGTATTTATGAATACCGATCTACGTCAGATTCTCGCCATTTTTTGATATAGTTTCTAACTTTGAGCGTCTGTTCTGACCAGTATTCTACTCTTTTGCCTTTCAGGTGAAAGAGAGGGTGCGCAAGCCCGATCAGTGCAAGCAAGTTGTTACAATCCAGAATCGCCTGACGCTGTAGTTTGCTTCTCCAGAGCCATAATTCTTTCTTATTCTTTTCTGTTACCCGGATGTTGTTTGCGGTCCAGGCATTTATATAAATGTCTTTCGCGGTCCGGATGATATCGTCCGTGAGCGCGGATTGATATTCCGGAAGAAATACTTTTTTATTCTTGCAGATCTGAATCGTGTAGACCGCCAGCTCTCTTGCGTACCATACTGCATTTAACTGTCTATTCTGCGGTGTGTCCGGTACATTTCTCTCACCTGCTTTAACTGCCATTTCTTTTCCTTTCTATCCCTGCATCCGTGGGTGCAGGGATTATTTGATTGCTGATTATACGACGACAAGCGGGGCATACACAAGCGAGCTCCATGCGTTCGCGCTGCCGACGTTGCCGCTGGTGTACACATTCATGACGTAGCTAGCGTTGCCACGGCTAGCTGAACGAGAAAACACAATCTGAGGTGATGTGTGGTTCGCAGCTGAATATCTAATCATAATCGGATAGGTTTTCCATGGTTCAATTGGTGTTTTGGAATTTGTTCTCCGCTGCCAGTATTCGTGAACTGCTCCCTCCTCTTTGCTCATGTTTACGTTCATCTGAGACATGGATGCAAGGAATACTCTGTCGTATGTGATATCTGTCACGCCACCATCATTGACGGTATTCGCAAGGGTAGTTACTTTGACCGTCTTTAATGCTGCCAGCATATCCGCAGGCATTCCGCAGAGGAAACCGTCTTTTGTGGCTAACTGACTCGGCGCAATATCCCAGTCGTCCTGTTTTGTCCACCATTTGCCCTTTGGTTGTGTTGAATTGAGCCACTGACGGGCCGCTGAGTATTTCCAGCGATTCCAGCCGTATGCTGATTCCTGCATACTGTTAAGATTTCCGTTTCTGGTTGCGTACTGCATGGTTCCCAGATCTGTTCCGTCTGATCCGGATGTAACTGCCACGGTTTCAATTGTGGTGATTCCGTCTGCAGCGTAAGAGGTTGCTTTCCAGTTGCTCGGCGCAACGTCCGGCATCTGTGTGAATCCATATACTGATCCGCCTGCAGGTACGGCCTTGGTCAAAGTAAACTGCCAGTATGTGTCTGCTTTTGCATTATTTCCCCAATTCTTTTCTAATTTGAGGTGATAAGTTCCTGCTGCCAGTCCATCCGGACAGCGCAAGAATGCACGGTTGCTAAACTGTAATCCGAATGGGGTTGTGTAATGCGCTTCCAGGAATGTTCCTGGAATGACTTCTCCGTCCTCCAGTTCTACATTTTCAGAATGTGTGTACTGCCATGGGAAGTCGTATTCTTTGCTTGCAGCTGTGTCTGTCCACTTTTCAAGGATCTGATCTCCGAAGTTAAGAATCTTCTGGATGAATCCATTTCTGGAAAGTCCGCTGATCTTATCCCATGTGCTTACATTCTCCAGATTTGCAGCCTGGGTAAATGCCATTGTCTGCAATGCCTGTGAAATTTCTTTCATAGTGCTTTCGCGTGGAAAATTAATGAGTGTCTGGTCTCCTGTTGCCATTTCTGTTCCTCCTTTATTTATAATCTCTAGTTATTCTGTATAGACAATATCAAGTCCTCCATCCTCACTGTTTATGGAAAAACTTATATGGTTCGTCTGCTTTTTAATAGTTTCTGTTAATATTTGTGCTTCTTTTGTCTGATTCTTGGATTCCTCCGTGGCTTTCTGCGCTGACTGTACAATTTTATCAACATCTGGAAGAGTTGCCGCGTTGATAAGCATCTGAGCAAAATCTTCCTTTGTTCCGAGGTATCCTTTTTCTTGTGCGATTGCATATGCGCTTACTGCACCTAAGTCTTCCCAAATCACGCCATCACCTCCAACCTTCCATTTTTCATCCTGAAGCTTGCCTTGTCTCTACTTATACAAATCAATCTTCCGTTATCGTCAAGTTCCAGGTGCATATAGTTTTGTAATGACTTAGGAATATATGCATATAAATGCCCGTCTTTTTTAACCCATATGCGTGTTGACTCATATTTGGGTTGATATGGTCTGATTGGTCCATCAGACGTGAAAATGATATTTACTTCTGCAGCTTTCATATTTTCCTCATCATTCTGTATAGACGATATCAAGTCCACCGTCTTCACTATTTATTGCCAAAGTTATATGTTGTGTCTGAGCAATCAGTGCATCTGTTGCGGACTTGGCGGCAGCCGCCTGGTCTTTAGCAGCTTTTGTGGCGGTATTTGCATTTGTTGCCGCGGCTTCGGCTGTAGTCGTGGCAGTTTTGACAGCTTCTAAGGATTTTCCAATTTCTGTGCTTAAATTTGCCGCGTCCGAAATCGTTTTTTTGAGTGTCGTATCCTTTGCAGTTGCATCCGCAATTGTCTTGTTCAGATTATCTTTCGCTGTCTCTATGTTTACATCAAATCTTCCAATCTCCTGATTAGTATGTTCTGTAATTCCTTGCTGTGCTTCTGATTCTTTCAGTGCAATATAATCTTCTGTCTGACTCTTTACATTCTTTACGGATATCTCCTGCTGACTGGTTATAGTCTGTATCGCCTGTTTTCTTGTCTTATCAATTTCTGTCTGAGTCAAAGTGACCGATTCGGTCACTTTTTCATCAAATCCGGTGATCTGCGCATTGATATTCTGTTCAGACTCTGATGCTGCCTTTCTGGACTGCTCCGCGCTCTGGGCGTAGCCTGCGGCACTGTCTCTGCTATTCTCAGTTTCCTGCGCTGCTTGCACAGTGTTGGAATGTAACTGCTGTATATCCGTGTGAGCTGATTCTATTTCCTGTTGTGACAGCTCTACTGCTGCTCTGGATGTCTCAACCTGTTTGGCTTTATTAATCACATCATCATAGGCTGCAATATATTCCGGTGTCATATCTCCTGGAAGGGCTATCATCTGCCAATACTCTGAATTATGACCCGGATCAGGAGCGATTCCTGTGATTGTTGTCTCCAGCTCTGCCAGGCAGAAGTATGAGCCGCCTTGATAGCTTACTGTGTCAAGATATTCGTAGGATGCTCCTGGATCGTACTCTCCTCCTGGATTCAAGGAGACGTTTCCGAGATCTGTTTCTTGATAGTTGTTCTCTGTCGTGCTCATTTTTCTTCTCCTCAGTCGATTCGGTCTATATTGTATTCCACCGCACAGATGTGCTCAATTCTGCATCCTCTGGCCTCATTCCATCCCTCGGCAAAATACGCCACATCTGCAGTTGCTAACAATTCCAGAGACTTTCCAAGGAACCATAAAGGCTTTGCGTCTGCTGGTGCTGCCTGAAAGAATGAATCAATCACTTCCACTGGTTCACCTATTCGTTTTTCTGCGCTTTCAATTGCTTCCTTTCTTACTGCAAGGATCTCTTCATCCGTTTTTCCTCTCATTGGCTGACTAATGAATAATTTCTTCATTTTCTTCCTCCTTAAAATTTTAATCTGTATTTCAATCGGCTTCTTTTTCTGCTAAAACGCACCTTATCTACGGTTGGATCAGAATACATTTTGAGTCTGCCCTTTACAACCTTAAAGGCGGCAAAATGGACGTTTCCGGTTTCGCCTTTAAGTTCAGTTTCTTTCTGGTGGACATAATTATCAATGTCTTTCTTTCCCTCTTCTACTCTGCCGGGAATAGATGCTGCAACTTTCTGTGCTTCTCCGGCATAGTATTTCGCATTGTCTTCTTTTTGCTCCGGATAATCTCCTCTTCCGTGTGCCCAGGCCTCTGCCTGGTCTCTGGCTTTTTCTGACCGGTCGGCTGCCTGATTGACTGCCTCGACCGTCTCTCTGAAAATCTCCGGTTCTTCCGGCGATCCGGGAACCTCCGGTTTTGGTCTTGCTTTTATTGGTATGGTTATTTTATGTTCTGTATTTCCAGAATTATTTTCACTCAGGTATATGAATGCGTATATTTTGTAATTTTGGTCGATTTCTTCGTTCTCCAGCATGGAATCCGGAATTGGCACATCTGTTACAGAATCTTTCGTTGTTCCTATTCTTGTTACAGATGTTCCGCCTGTTTCTTCCAATGAGAAATGTATCTCAATAGCCGGCCGTAGAGTAAGTCCCTGAATTCTTAAAATTTGTCCATAATCCCACTGCCACGCTGTTTCGGCCCGAATATTTGTTTCTGCTTCTGAAAAAACAGCAGTGATTATATTATTCCTCTTCTGCCTCCTTCTTTAGCAAATTCCATTCTTTTTCCGTGATAATATCCAATGCCCATTCTTTCGGGATGTATAGTTTCATTCTTTTATTGATTTTATTTTTTCTGTAATATCTGTTCCAGAAATAGGCATTCGCCAGTGCTCTTGCTTTGTGCATAATGCAAATATATGTCGCCCTGGCGTCCGGTGTTCCGAAAATCTGGTAATTGTATGCAGTGCACCAGCTGCAGCCTTCTGCGATAGGACAGTTAAAGCACTCGTCTGTGCTCTGTGTTCTCCTGTCAATTTTTTTCAAGCGCTCTACGCGGCATCTGTCGCATTCCGTCTGACAGATTCCATAATCTACATCTCCGATTGAATAAGGTTCCTGTTGATTTCCCAGAGAGCTTTCCATGTAGCGCAAACACGGATATATAATGCCTGCCGGATCTACGGCCAGCATCACTCCGTTTCCGCCACACCAATTCTCCAGATCGTCCTCCTGTTTCGGATGGAAGAACTCCTCTTCAAACAGCGAACAAAAATAATCATTTTCGAAGTCCATGTTGTTTTCCAAAATGTAGTCTGCGAGACGCTTCATTTCGTTATATAGTACGGTGGCGTGAATTGGTTTCCATCCATCCTCGTATACGCAGTTCGCATTTATTTCGCAATATCCCAGCTCAAACATATGGACGATCGCATCGTATGTATGCATGACATTGGCCGGCGCGATAGTGATCTTTGAACCCATGTAATTTCCTTTGTCCATCCAATCTTTCGCCGCAGATACTGCCAAGTCATACGAAGGGCTTCCATCTGAGAATATGCGGCAGGAATCATGCAGTTCTTGATTCCCGTCAACTGTGACTGAGAAAGACAATCTGTTCTTCCATTTATCAAGTACTCTTCCGACTTCCGGATCATGATATAGTGTTCCGTTTGAGCATATAGAAAACATCGTTTTATCAAGCCACGGGTGATTAAGTTCTATCATTCTGTCAATTGCGTATGAGCATATCTGGTCTATTAATTTCGCTTCTAACAATGGCTCACCGCCAATGAAATCAATGATCAATCCCGGAGATTTATGGGGGTTGATATATTCTTTCATCCCTTTTTCTCCGGTTAACAATAAATCTATCATTTTCTCAGCCGTTTCAAGGCTCATTTTGCGTTTTCCTTTTTTGATCTGGTAGCAGTATGTGCACGCCAGATTACAATCATCGGTGACCTGAAATGTCACTGTCTGTGTTAAAATTTTTTCTTTTTCATTTGCCTGATGAAGTTCCGGATATAATCGGCTTAATTGTTCTGTGTACTGCTCAGTTCTTTTCATTTTCAATACCTTCGATTTCACAATTGCACATTATGTTGATCTCAAGTTTCGTCGAATTGTTTGGAAGCATCCAATTATATTTATGTTTCTTTATTGCTCCCGGTATATACAACTTTTCAATTTCCTGAACTGCCAGTTTGTACTCCGCTTCCAGTTCTACTCCTTTTTTTTGATATGCTTTGAATGCATCAGAATTAATAATATCCGGATCGTTCGGATGTGATTCAATAATTCTCTGGATAACATCTTTTACAAATCCCAGTTCAAAGTTTAATCTTTCAATGTATTCTGCTTTTTCTCGTTTGATTTCTACAATTATCTTTCTCATAGTTTCTCCCTTCTTCTTTAGATCGCTCCAAGTTTTATCGTGATCACGCTTCCTCTGTCTGACAGATCCTCTGTGATTACGTCCACTTTCCACCCCGGAAAGTCCATTTTTGTTTTTCCAACGCTTAATGTGAATTCCGAGTCGTTTCCGTCTGATAATTTTTTCTTGACTGATTCAAAAGTTTCATTTTCTCCCACATACATGGTGATGAGGCTGTTGTAACTTAATTCATTTCCTTTTCCATCCTTAAATTTTTCAAACGAGAATGAATTGTTCATTCCTGCTATTTCTATTTCCTGTTTATTTTTTAAAACTAACTTCATTTTTCTTCCTCCTGTTTTTCAAAAATGACCAAGTCGGTCATTTTACTGTAGACGAAACTTGTCCATAGCATGTATCTTTACATGTATTCCCACAATTAGTAGAACAATTCGATGAGCATGAAGTACTGCATCCTCCGCAAATCGTAGAGCAGCTATTTGAACACGATTCCGCGCATCCTCCCATACATGAAGATGTGCATTCGGATCCGCATGAACTTCCGCACGAACTGCAACCAGAGCATCCGGTGCATGATGTCGAACATGATGCTGTGCATCTGTTGTCGCATCCAGTACAGTACCCCGAACATGTTCCAGAACATCCCGAGCAATCGTATGAACAGCTGTAACCGCATCCAGTGCAATTATTTTTGCAGCTGCCCGAACAGTCATCTGCACACGTTGCAGAGCAATTGCCTCCGCAGCTGTTTGTACAGTCCGCGCAAGTCTGCGCACAATTTGTCGTGCAGGTCTGGAAGCAATCCGTTTTGCATCCAGCTTCGCAATTATCTGCACATGTTGCCTGGCAACCCGTACATTCATCCTCACATGCTCTATTGCATTGCCTGTCGCAATTTCCACTGCATCCAGTTTTGCAGCTAGTCGAGCATGCGGTTCCGCATGAGCTTCCGCAATTTCCTTTCGTCGTGTTCTGGCAGCTTGTCGCGCACTGAGTTCCGCAACTAGATGTACAAGCCCTTTCGCATTCCTCCTTTTAAGCTTTTATTGATGTAGTGCATCCTGCACCGCATGTATGTGTACAGCCGCTCGAACAGCCACCTGTGCAACCGCCACAGCCGCCTGAACAGCCATCTGAACACTGTTTTCCGCATGTAGTGCTGCAGTTTCCAGAGCACGAAGTGCACCCCATACAGGCAGATGCACAGGCCAGTTCGCATAGGCCTGTACAATTCCCCCTGCACCCCGATACCTTTGCATCTTTCTGTATGTTTAGCATTTTGTCCGCGAAGTTTTCTGCTTTTTCCAAGGTCATTTCAAGCGCAGTTCTTTCTTTTTTCAGACTGTTATCTGGCAGGAAATCATTGATTTCCAGAAGCGGATCAATGATCTTTTGAATGTGCTCATCTGAAATCTGTTTTCCATTCTGCGGCATGATACTAAAATCATATTCCTGTGATGCATATTTCTTCAGCGATCCTCCCATTTGTTCTGCTGTTCTGCTCATCATTGTTTTTTTTACTTTTTCTTTGATCCGTTTCAAAGATTCAGCTGTTATAATCCTTATTTTTCTCCTATACTGCTGACACTGACGTGTAAGCCGGGTTCACGAGCATATAGTCAATTGTTACCGTTTCCATTATTGTTGTTTTTAAAATCGACGCTTCGATGTGCATTTTCGTACCTTTTTTTACTTCCCCAAAGTCTACGACAGTTCCCAAAATCTTATATTTATTGTTTGCATCAAACATGTTTGGTGAAATGCGGATTTCTTTAATGATCTCTCCGGTATATGATCCTTTTCTGATTTTTACAGATATAACAGAATCGGTTTTCGATATATCTGAAACCTTCATGCGAATCATAACTGAATATGTTCCTATTTTCAGTGCAAGACTTTTTGAGAACAACGTTATTTCTGATATAGAGCTTGCATTTTTGCTCAGAACAGGGTATTCTGCTCCTTCATCGTTAATCGTAGCTTCCGTCGAAAGGTTTGTCCCTCCGACATAAATTCCTCCAGCATTTTCTACTTTTGCAAGAGTTTCATCGACCTTGTCCATCATGTCTGCGAAATCTTTCACGTTGAAGAAATCATCATCCTCCGGTTTTGGGAATCCATAATTAGTTGTTTTCTGCAAATGTTACCTCCTCATTCCGCAGCTGGTAATATGTCTTTTCGTTTAGCTGCTTATATGTATAAGGTTTATATTTTTTGTATTGATTGTATCTAAGAATTATTTCTAGCAAATAGTCAAGTGGTACCATCTGTTCAAACAGATCTTCTACTCCCTTGATCATATACTTTCGCGTCACTTCAATCTGGCATGATACCTGTTTTTTATCCAGTTCAATGTCTAGTATATAATTTTCTCTTCCGAGTACTGCGTCCAGTTTCTGGCGCAGTGTTGTTTCTGTGTATACAGGGCTGGACCACCATCTCAAAAGGACTTCCAGTCTCCGGTCTTCCAGGCTCGCCGTATCAAGAGGCTGGATTCCAAGGATCTTTTCTCTGTGCTGTATGCCTGACTCTGCAGATGTCTTAATTGTGATATCCTGATCTATTTCTTCCAAATGTCTTTCAAGAATTTCGCCAATCGTGTCTCCTGCGTCGATGCACGCTTTTATTTCCCGGATATTTATTACAGCTTCCGGATATTCCACTTTTATGTGCATGTAATCTCCCCTTTTACCGGGACTGATTTATCTGTTATCTGCAGATTGTCATCTATCCCATTAATCAGTGTTCCTGTGACATCTATTATTCCTTTAATCTTTACAATCGCAGCTTCTATCTGCAAAATACGTACAATAATCGTGTCATTTTCTTCCCATTCTTTTCGAAGACTAAGCAGATATTCATCAACAGCCTGATTAATATAGCTCGTCAAAGCTTTTGTAGTGTATCCGGATTTGCATGTTATAGTTGTTGTTATATTTACGGTTGTTTCTTTTACTCCAGTAATGGACACCCTGTGTCCGATGGGTGCAAATCCTTCTCCTTCTCCACTGTTTACAATCGGGTCCACTGCCGTCTGTGTTGCAGTAATAACATCTTGTGGTGGTGTTCTATAATCTTGTCCAATGATGGTTATCGCAATTCTATCAGATGGCGTTTTAACCCGTTCTAGCTTGCATCCATAGACACCTCTCAGCTCTTTAACACGGCTTTTATAATATTCTCGGTTTCCGGCGAATCCTCGGTAATTATAAGTTGCCAACAGTCTTGCGCGATAGCTTTCTGTCTCTTCTTGATCAGTGCCTTCCAGAATGCACTTGATGCTTCTACCCCATTCGAAATTCTCCACGTATTCAATAGGTTCAAGTTCTCCTGTAATATGGTTTGGTTCTGCTCCTGGTTCGTCGCATCCAAGTCTATATATATGTTCCGCATCATTTATCACATTAAAAACAGTGTAGTTGAATTCATCAAGATTCCATCTCGATCCTAATGGCACCTCGCAATTAAATTGAGCAGCAATCTCTGAATATGTCGCTTGATTGATGTAGCACCCCCTGTCATTTCCATTCCTGATAAGGTGTTCCAAATCCGCAGTGTCCGCGTACATGTTTTTCTCAATTCCTGAAAGTATCAAATAAGCTTCCTCAAGTCTTACCGCCTGTTTTGCACATGCATTAAATATCAGGCTGCCTTCCGATGTGTCGATATCATCCGGCATATCTTCCATCATTGAGCGCATTATTGTTTCATAAGTCATTTCTTCAAACATCTGTGTTCACCTCCCCGTCTCCGAATTCTGTTATGAGTCTGAACGTCAGCGTAATCTTTTCTTCCTGTTTTACGCATGAAAAATTCTCAATTCCGGTTATATACGGATTTTCTGTCAGACATTCTTCCGTCATTCTTTCCAGTTCGGAATCTGTCAGTTCTTCAGAATAACTCTTTCCTACAAGATTCTCATATTCCTGTCCATAGTTTTCTGAATAGATATAAAACCGATAGCGTGGTGTTCTTAACGCCAGCCACGCCCACACAAGAAGCGCATCGTACCCTTCGACCATCTTTCCGGAAAGTTGCCCTGTTTCAAAATTAATTCCATATTCCCGGGGAATATATAAATTTTCTTCCTGGGTTTCTTCTTCAGTTTCTTCAAAAGGAAACATCATTCTGCTTCCACCACCTTTGCAATCAAAATGTATTTCTCATGTTTATGCAGTTTCAAGAGAAGAACGATATCTCCTTCTTTTAAGATGTTTTTTCTATATTCTTCCATAGTGACATTATGGTCGGAGTCTGTCATATATTCTGCCGATTCAGGTTTTGAAGCATGCAGGAATATTTTTTTGTTCGGGTCCAAGCGCAAATTGCAATCTATTAGATAATCTTCTTTCTTTAAGGTCATCGTGTCTATTCTGACCTTTCCCGACTCCATCATAACTCCAAGCTGAGGTACCGGAGGGTTATAGAATTTTCCAGCTTTTCTCATTTGCTCTACGAATCGTTCATATGTATTTATAGACCTTGATATCTTCCTCCATTAATAGCTGCAGTTACTTTCTTTCCCTGCCACTGGCTTACATTTAGCAGTGCTCCCGAGTTTGAGTAATCGCTTCCGCCCATACTCTCCCATTCTATGATTGACCATCCAGAAGCAGGGTAATCCTGCCAATGTCCATAAACGCTACCACTGCTGTCTCCTGCGTTTTTTTCATCTGCAACAAGGCAATTCAGTTTTATTCCTCCTTCCAGAGTAAAACTTATAAGGTCACCACAAGATCCAAAATATGACCCCACAGCAACAAGATAATAACCATCTATAGTCGCTACGCCATGATCGCTTGCTCGTCCTTTCGCATTCCATATATCCGCAACCTTTCTTTGCATAGAGTCACCATTCCATCGACTATACCAATATGGATATATTGTATAATCCCATGGACATATGCCGGATTGTTGCAGTCCTGCTGGTACCGGTTTGGACGTACCAGATATAGTCGCACCGCTTCCAACTGATATTGTTGTAACAGGATAGTCAATGTAACAAAATCCATATACGTCACTTCTTCGATTTCCATACTGCTTTCGTGCTGCAAGCCCGCCTGTTGCACCGCTTGTATTTCCCTCAATAGACACATAATCGTTTATTCCCGATCCGGAAACACTTTCCACCAAGCCTATATGGCTTCCTCCACCCGGTCCGTACACTACCAGTGCGCCAATTTTTGGCGTTGTTCCAAATTTTCCCCTTGCCTGGTACCATTGTGTCACCTCAGAACAGCTTGCAGTCTTTCCTCCACCCATAAACAGGTCTCCATGTCCAGATTTATTGAAGATTGACCATTGAAAGATGCAGCACCATGCAACTCCATTGTACCCGTAGTATTGTGTGGCTTCATTCGTGCTTCCTGATATTCCGATCCATGCTCGTGCCTGATTCAGTACATCATCCAGTGCATTGCTGGTCGTTGTACTGCTGCCGCCTGCAGAATTCGCAATCTGTTCCTCGTCTTCCTCCTGAATATCCATCACGTTTTTGAACGCAAGTTCCAAAGTTGTCGTATAAACTCCACCGTTCCATTCATGGCTGTCATTTTCTATCCAAAATTTTCCCTTCAGTCCGGTCCTGGAGTCCTCTATAATCACACCTAATCCAGAAATGCATCTGTAGTCCCCAATCATAGTCAAATTTGCGGTTTTATTTATGCCTTGCAGTTCTGCCTTAGCTTCCGTTTTCCCGTTTCCACTATCTACGGATATCGCGTTTTGAAATATGCCGTATTTCTTTATCCAGTTTGAGTTGCTCACACTTCCAATTTTATTATTGTTTGAGTCATAGATATATACACGATTTACCATGCTGTCTAAATCTTCTGTATATGAGGACTCTGTAATTCTTTCCCCCTGCCGTATGTGGAAATTGGGGATAACTTTCCCTTTCTGTATGACCTCCAACTTATCTCCGTTCATTTGTGCGATGTATTTTTTCTTGTTTTTTCGGTATGCTTTTGTGTATGCAGCCATGATAATTTCATAATACGGGCGTTCCTGAAAGAATATTTTCGCAATAGGCATCTTAGTTTTTGCAATGGATCCGGTCTTTACTTTTACGTCTCTGCAGACCATCTGTGCGATTTTTTCAGGGGTTTTGTTTGCAAAACGGTATGTACCGCTAGATCGTAAGAGATGCATCATGCCGTCAGTTGCTGTATACTGTAGCTCACCCATTTCAGATTTTCTTTCTCTTTGGGTAATAATTCCGACAAATTTCGTTTTTTTATCATCCGGATATCCTGGGTAGAATACAATTTTGTCTCCTAATTTTATGCCAAGAGTCTTGACATTCTTATCATTCGGGCTGTATGCAACACTAAACACGACTGTTCTGGCTGCCTGTTTAGCACTCCCAGCCCAAGTCACACTCGTTACATAACCGGTTATTTTCGCATCATTCCACATTATTTTCATGGTATCACCAGCTTTGTCCCGTCATATATATACCAGCCATTTACACCATTATGTGCGCTGCTTACACGTCCATGCTTTTTTGCGGCTTTTTCTATGACAGTCTTGTTTGCATTGTAGATTTTGTTCGCATAGGATCCTGAACCGTAATATTTTTTTGCGATACTCCTGAGGGTGTCATTTCCTTTTACTGTATGAATTTTTTTCTTTGGTTTATTGTCTGATCGGCTGTTCTCCTTTTCTGGCTTCTTTTTCTCCGTTTTTACAGGTTCCAGGACTGCTTTCAACGGTTTCGTGTATTTTGGCGGACGATAATCTTTCATAGTGATTGAATATGTTATATCGCCCGTTCCGTCGTCTTCCCCGAACTGAAAAGATGTTATTATTACATTTTTATTAATCTTTGTTTTTGTAATAATGAATTGAATAGGGGTTTCCTGCCATCCGAGGATTTCTTTTACATACTCCCAAGGATTTCTGTCTTTTGCATAGTCTGCAAAAGGGTAATCCTGTGCCGGAAAAAAAGACTCAATCGTATACGTTTTAAGTCCTTTTTTCCCAAGTATTGTTACATCCCCTCTTGTTTGCACATTAACAGTCTGATGTGTATTTTCAAAGGTCACGTTGAATGATGCCGGTCTTATAGGAAGTTGTATTGATTTGTCTTTATTCTTTAACCAGTATTCCATATCTCCTCCTATGCTGTCTGCGGCATATTATCAATTGCCTGTTCAATCCTCTTTACAATCACCTCGGCGATCTTGTCAATATCCGTTTCTTCTCTCACCACGATGCTATCTGCCAGTTTTGCAATTGCAATAGAATAGTTCTTCCTTCCATCCTGACGTGCCATCTGTACAGATTCGTCGTGTGGATACACTCTGCTTCCATGTGGAAGATCTACAATCTCTCCACCTTTTTCACTGATCTGTACGATACCTCCCTGCCAGTTATCTGTGCCTTTCGCAAGAGTTGGGATTTGTGGTATGTTAAGGCCCTCCCAGCCTTTTCCTCCTATTCCGGGTACCCACTCCGGTACTGTAAATTTAATATCATTGATCTTCGCAATTGCACCGTTGACAATCGCTATTACTGCATTGATCGGGACTTTTACCATATCTGCAAGACTGGAAAAAGCCGCGCCAACAAAATCTTTACAGCCATTCCATACTGCATTCCAATCTGTCGTAAATGCTCCGCTTAAAAAACTTATAATTCCCTCAAGCATTGTGAGCAAAGCATCAATTCCAGCTCCGATCAGGTCAAATGTTTCGACAATAAATTCCCCGGCAAAGCTGAATACGTCATCTATAACCGGTCCGAATGTTTCCTGCAGATATGTTGCAGCTTCCTTTGTCAACTCAATAAATGGTTCCAGCTGTGGCTGTACCGTATTCCAAAAATTCTCAAATCGTTGTCCTGTTTTTTGCAAAATAGGTTCGATTCTGTCCCAGTTTTTGTATATTAAAACAGCTGCCGTTATTACGCCTGCTGCCGCAATTCCAAATGGACCGGTCATAATCTTTGCAATTCCCGAGAATCCTGAAGCGCCCGTCAGTCTTGTGATTGCACCACTTAATCTTCCAAAGTTTGAGATTTCCGTGCTTATTCCGGTAGAAATTTTTCCAAACCCCATTAAAACGGGCCCTGCCGACGCTGCCACTGCCGCGAATTTCACGACTGTTTTCTGAGTGGCCGGTCCCAGTTTATTCCATTTGTCTGTAAATTTCTGCACAACGTTGATTCCTTTCGTGGCATACGGAATCAACTGGTTCCCAATTGGTTGCAGCACATCTACCTGTATCGTTCTCCAAAGTCCTCCCAGAGCGCCTGATAATGTATCATATTTTACATTTACCAGTTCTTCGACAGACTCCTTGCTTTTATCTATCGCATCACTCGCCGTTGACATAGAGGTTATAACCTGAGGTCCCAAATCTTCCCACATGGTTCCGAATAGGTTTACTCCAGCTGCGCTCTGTGCTACCGGATCATCCATGGAAGCAAGTCCTTCTATGACTTCATTAAATGCTTCTTTTGCAGTTTTCCCTCCGGCCCCGAACTTCTGTGCCATTTCATCTGCATTCATTCCAAGGGCCTCGAATCCCTGTTTTGTTGTGTCTGATCCATCTATCGCCCTGATCGAGAATTCTTTTACGGCATCTCCGATCTTGTCCAAGTTAAAAGCTCCATTCTGTGCACCGTTTGCAAATACAGAGAACATATCCTCTGCATCCAGTCCCAATTTTTTGAACTGTACAGAGTATTCGTCAATATTATCAAAAAGTTCATCCGAAAAATTAAGGCCCGACTGCATTCCCTGTGTCATAAGATTAAAGGCTTCTCTCGCTGATACGCCGTAGTTCTTTATGAGTGAATCGGCCGCCCTTGTACTTTCTGCTACGTCTACTCCAAATGTATCCGATAGAGTGTAAGCATACTCCGTACATCTCTGAAGAGCCGAATCATCCAGGTAAGACATGTTTTGATTAACAGTTGCCATAGCTTCTGCGACATCATTTATTGATTCACCGAAATTATTCTTGTAAATATCATTAATCATATCCTTATATTTTCCCATTTCATTCGATGCGGTGCCTGTTGCCGCCGCGAACTGTTGGAAGGCATCCTGTGAATCAGAGGAAAATTTAATCGCCGCAGTTCCAACCGCCACCAATGGCGCAGTGACCGACTTGGTCAATGTTTCTCCTGCAGCAGTAAATGCTTCTCCTGCATGAGAAAATACATCTGCAACGCCATTAAATCGTTTTTCCAGATCGCGTGCCTGTGCCGCTACTTCTCTTGACGGATTGCTGAAATCGTCAATCAGCTTTACAACTGCTGCAACCGTCTTACCTGCCCTTGTCTCTCATCTCCTCTTTTATGTCCTGCAATTCTTGTTTTAAAAAGGCGCGAGTGATCAAACGTTCACCTGCGCCCATATCGTAATATTCCGATGGTTTCCATCTTTTTAGGCGGAACAGTGCATAAGCCACGCTTGCTTCGCCGTCCACCTTTATGAGTTTTTTGCTTCTTCCTCAGCATCTTCTCCAAGTCCGGAAAGTTTAACAATTTCGCTTGCAATAGATCCCGATTCTACCCCAAATAAAACTGCCGCCAAGTCTTTCGGTGTCGAAACGCCAAAGTGTTCCATGAGTTTTTCGTTTTTCAGGTCTGGTTCTACAATTCCATACACACAGCACATTAAATTAAAGTCATAGGTGGCTGTCATATTTCTGTTTCCATTCTTGTCATACAGCATTGCCTGCAGACTGTTATAACGTTTTCCGGACAGTTCTCTAATTGTTATTTCTGCGTCCTCTCCCACTAACCTTTCCAGCTTCTTTGATTTAATTTGTTTTGTTTCTTTTTCTTCCGCTTTCGCCTTGTCTACGCAAAGCAGTTTGTCAATTAAGTTCATGTTTTTTTCTCCTTTATGCATCAATTGTATCAAGGACTTCAAAACCACTGAAATTAAATGGGATTGATTCCTCCAGCAGTTTTCCGGCTTCCCAGTCTGCAATTGTCAATTCCGTGATCACGCAGTCATCCAGTCGAATTCTTTCTGCCCCAAACGCTTCCGGATCCTCTAAATTCGTGATAATTGTCATCCTCGTGGCTTTACCTTTTTTCAGGTTTTCAGACACTTTTTTCAAGAAATAGGATGTAACCTTATTTAATTTCAGTGTACCAGATCCACTGATTCCAGTTATTTTGTATCCTTTCTCCAATGTCCCTGTTCTTTTTACTTCGCTTGTATCAAGTTTCATCTTTGCCTGGAGCGCCGTTGCTTCCGCCATATAATCATTATCAATCCAGCACTCTCCAAACGTTCCATTAATAACACGATCTGGTGTGTAATTATTCCTTGTGGTTCCTCCTTAAACAGTAATTTCCAGATTAATATCTTCCATGACATCAACGATAGTTACGGATGCCTTCATGAACACTTTTTCATCGGTGTACTGTTTTTTTATTTCTTCATCTGACATTGCTTCCGCTTCGTCTCTGGTTACGCCTTTGTTTTCAATGATGTACTCTTTGATTTTCTCTACATCAAGTTCGACTGCATAGTCCTGTATAAGACCGTTTCTTTCTAATTCTTTCATGTATGAATCAATTGCAGAAATCAACAAGCATTTATTGCTATATGTATTTGGGTATTTTCCAACATAATTGTCTTCCGCAAGGAGCACCAGATCGTCATGCATCATGTCCATGGTTTCCACAACACGAATTTTCTTCCATGGATCCGCTTTTCCCTTCGGGACTGTCACCAGGGAATTTACTCCTCTGGCTACCTTTACTTTTTCTCCATCATAAAATACTACGAATTTTCCAGCATCCACTGCGACGTCCAGCGCGTCTTTATCCAGTTTCTCGCATGCCGTTACTTCTTCTAAAACCGCAAAAGTAGATGATATTTTATACGATGTTCCAGCCAGTAACCCGGCAATTCTGGAGCAAAAGGCTTCCGGAGCATATTTCTTTCCGTTTACCGTAACCTCGTTTGTTGCATAGTTTACAATACCTTCGCTGTCTGCAGTATTATCAGGAAGAATCGCTTTTACTTTATTCCTGTTGTTTTCTCTCTGATCTTTGACCCATGTTACAATTTCTTCTTCCTGGCCATCTGTTTTTACTGTTGGGCAACAAAGCCATGTTACTTTTTTTATTTCAAAGTATTCAAGAGCCTTTCTGTAATCTTCTTCTGTTTTCGCAAGAACATATACAACTATCTTTCGCGGAGTTGTATCATTTCCTTTCATTGCCAGTTTAATTTGTTCTTTATTCTCTTCGCTCAACGTTTCGGGTATGTCTTTTTCTTTGTAGATTGTAATTGGATTTCCATCCGGGACAACCGCGTCCTTTATGATCATTCCCACTATTCCGCGTTCAGATCGCCTAATTGATTTTCTCGCCGCCGCCACAAATACGACATTCATCACCGGTAAACCCCTAATTCCTTACCTCCTGTGCAAATATTAATTCTTTCATTGTGTCATAGTTTTCTTTTCTCGGAATCTGATCCCAGAATTCTACATCGAACCGGCATACAGGAATATTCAAATTTTCTCCTTGGAAATCCAGTTCCATGTTATTTGTGTTCAGGTTTCTGTTCCCTGCTGTCACTTTTTGTCCAAATAATTCTTCCATCCTAGCGAAAAATTTCATTGCTTCCTCTTCATTCGCTGCTCTTTGTATAAAATCAATCTCTATTTCCACATTTTTGTGAGCTGCATTTTTAGTCGATTCCGAAAAAGTTTGTGTTATATATACAAAAAATGAAGGGCGCATATACCCCTCTATTGTATCTGCTCCGTATATTTTTACGTCCGGATATTTCTCCTTCAGAGCGGAATTGACCGCTTTTTTTATTTCTTTAAGAGTCAAATCCTGCCTCCTTCAATATTTCCTGCAGGAGCTCTTGTCCAATCAGCTCCACATGATCCGCTCGCTGCGACATATATTTAGCTACAGTTTTCTTGCCTTTAACTTCTCCGACCTGTCTTAGTCCATGTGTTCCGTCTTTACTTTTATGTGTTATCATCGCATGTCCTTCTTCGTAAAGGTGATAATGCGGCGCTGTCGTTGTAACCGCAACCGTAACCTTACTTCCTGATCGCATTACTTTCCCCTGTCGGAAGCTTTCTGCCAGAGGTTTATGCGTTGCTCCCTGTCCTGCATAATGGTGCCCTTTTGCTTCGGAATTTACTCGTCCTTGTAAATCCTTAGCAATATTTTTCGCTTCTTTCTTTAAAACTTTTTCTGCAGATGCAGGATATTGTTTTGTCGCCTTCTCCATTGCCCGGATCAGCTCCGAAGCGTCAAAATCAAAGTTGATACTTGGCACTTTCGAACACCTCCTCGCATTGGATTTCCAGCATTCTGTGTGCATTATCCATATCAAGCGGTGGGCCTGCAATGGAATACATGTGTCCCTGATACAAAATCCTCATATCTGCAGTAATATCTTTTCTGAAGCGGATGTACATTCTGTGTGTAACCTCCGGCTTTAACTTGCTCATGAAATTGTATTCTGATGCTTTGTATGGTTTTACAGTTGCCCATACTGTCTGGTATTTTTTCCATTCAGATTTGTCCTGACCCATTTCATCTTCTGAAGTGTTCAGGCGGAGAAATGTGATCCGCCTGTTTAGTTTTCCGATATCAACCATTTTCTTCCTCCAGTTGTGACGCCTGTAGCTGAAGAACCATTGATCCGACCACATGTGTCAGTCGTTGTTTGTCTGCTTCCTTTACTGTCAGCACACGATTTTCGTAGAGATCCTGTATGATAAGCATGAATAATATCTGCGTTTTTGGATTCTTCTCATCACATTTCCCGACAGCATCTTTTATGTATTCTTTTGCAGCGTTCATCATCAGTTCTATGGTCATGTCGTCTGCATCATCGTCGATTCGCAGATACTCTTTTACTGCATCAATATCCACAGTTCACCGCCTTATCTCATACTACTGTAACAGTTGTATCTTTAATTGTCAGCTGTCCGTTCACGAACGCTTCTTTGTCTTTCACCGTGCAGTCTTCCCTTTCAATTGCCCTGAAGATTGTAAGATCTTCTTCAAATGCATTCAGTTCTCCGATCTGGGCGATGTTAGATGTCATAAGAGTCATCTGATTTCTATCCCAGAATTTGATACCCTCTTTCAAATCTCCAATAACAACTGGTATTTTTCTGCTTCCTGCTGTCTTTGTATCGGATGGCATATCGGAGTTTGGAATAACTTTGACAGGAACAATTGTTGATCCAGCGCAAAGTCTAAGCTGCATTGGATTTGCAGGATCCGGCTGGAGAAGATATCTTCCTTCGTTATCCTTTAATGTATCAAGCCACTGTAACCCATCGTCGTTTGTCACAATTGCAGAAGTAGGCTTAAATGCCTGTCCAAGCGTGATATTCAATGCTTTCTTGATATCATCAAGATCTTTCATCGCTGTTACATCCTTTGTCGCAATCTGCTCAAGAATCATTTTATTTCTTGTGACTCTTGACTCATCCGCAATCCATGTCGTCAAAGCGCTCGTGATATTTGCATCTGTATCCGCAAGCAGTTCATTTGTGCAAGGGAAGTATCCTGCATATTTCTCAATCTCGTATGAGATTCTTTCGAACTGCGGGGTTGTTCCAGCTGTTATCTTTCCACCTTCTCCCACTTTCGCAAATCCAGTCTGCTGCGCACGTTTCTTATAGGTTCTCTGGCCTTTGCTTGTTGTTACATTCTCTACATCAACCAGGCTGATAAGAGAGAATTTTGCATCTCTGTAGGTATTGATCTGTGTCTGGATGTCTTCCGGGACTGTATATCCTCCATCTGCAGGTGTGCCTTCTACCATGGTTGCATTTCGGAATCCTCTTCTTGCAGCATTAGCAAATTCTTTGATAGAGTTATTTTCTAACGGTTTCGATTTCTGTGGTGGATTGGCTGTTCCATCTCCGTCTGGATCCATGATGTCTTTCAGAAGATCAAACTGTTCCTGCATATCTTTAAGTTCTTCCTTGGCTGTTCTTGCTTCTTCCAGCTTTCCCTGCTCTACCAGGGACTGTACCATTGTTTTTTTCTCATTAATAGAGTTTAAAAGTTCTAATAATTTTTTATTCCTTATATCCTCCGTTCCGCTCAGATACCATACTGATCTAAGTCTCTTAATATTTCTTTTTTCTGCTGTTCTTTTGCTTCCTGGGCTTCTTTTTCCTGTTTTACTTTATTGCGTATTTCATCCGTCAGTCTGACTCCGCACACGCAATTAAAGAACTGCTGCCCTGAATTCTCGATTTTATCAATAAATCCAAGTTCAAGAGCCTTCTCTGCTGTGATCCATGTTTCCTTATCCATCATTTTCAGGATTTCATCTTTTGATCTTCCTGTTTTTCTTGCATACGCTTCCGAAAGCGCACTGTTCATTGTTTTTAAGATCTCTGCGTTCTTCTGCATATCATGATAATCTCCGGAAGCTCCTGACATTGAGACATTGTGGATCATTATAGTCGCAACAGGGCTCATTTTGCATGTGTTTGCCATTGCAATCACACTGGCTGCACTACCAGCAAGCGATTGAATGTTGATTTCCACGTCACTTCTTCCGGCAAGAATAGAATAGATTTCCTGTCCTGCCATCACAGAGCCGCCGCCTGAGTTTATGTTTACCGTGAGTGTTTCTCCTGATTGAAGAGATGCAATTGCATTCCTGATATCATTCGGACATGTGGAATCCCAGTCCAGCCAGTCGTAAATCCATTTATCATCATTGCTGATGATATCCCCTCTTACATCAATCTCCATCTCCTTCACCTCCCTGTGTGTTAACTCCGTAAGCCGCGCCTATATGTGTTATCGGCTGATACGTTCCGTTTACCATGTTGACATCTCCTCCGTCCACAAAAGGTAGATCAAGGAGATCTCTTCCCTCGTTGATCGTATAGATTCCGTTCTGCACGTATCCAGTTATTACTTCCTTCTGTGTCTTTGAATCCGTTCTCAATATTGCTTTTTCGTTGAATTTAAAATAATATCCTTCTTTTTTCTCAGTATCAGAAAGACATTTATAGTTTATCTCCTGCTCGTACTGTGACAATCTATAGCTCATCGTGTCCACCAGGAATGCCAACTGCTGGCTTTCAGAATTTGAATAGCTGGACTTGTCATAATTGTTCAATTGATTCGGTTTAATTCCGAACGCTGCTGCAATCTGCAAAGCAGTATACTTTTTCAATTCCGAATACTGCGCATCCGCAAGTGTTACATTCAGTGGCTGTAGTGTCATTCCGACTGGTACTGCAACTACTTTTCCAGCATTCTTTGCTCCTGAAAGCAGGCTGTTGTATTCCTTTTGCAGCGCCAGGCGTTTAGGCTTGTCCAGATCGCCTATATATTGTAGTGCCGCCTTTGCAGTCAACCCACTCGCATACAACTTATTAAGATATTTCTGCGACTCAATCGCACCAGCTATGGAATCTTTCAGTATCTGGCGTACAGGTTTCCCCATGATTCCGTCAAATGTACTCCATGTTTTAAAGTGCAGCACATTATTCTGTGAAAACGTATATGTTTTTCCGGTTTTTGGATCGCTATAACGATAGTATAAATTTCCTGCTTCTCCAAATACACCCACATCATCCATCAAAACGTCTACATAATTGCTCTGCATCGGCCAGAATGAAAGAACATTATATTCTCCTCCGAAACGGCCTTTCTTTTCAAACTTTGTCTGAATCCAGACATATGCATTTCCATAATGTTCGCAGTTGTATTCTATTGTTCCCCAGAATGTTGTCGGGGTCATGAGCCGATTCGGTCTTTCCATCAATAGTCTTGATGTTCGATTCGGCTCTGCTCGAATTTTTCCCTTGTCAGTCTGCTTGTAAAATTTCAGTGGCATTTTCCCCATTGTCTCAGAGAGCATCTTCAGGCAGGTGAAATATGTAACCTCCCCAATTGCATATCTTGGTGTATCTGGTTCAATGCCAAGCCAATCCAGAAGTTTCTCATCATCCAGCGATATAGATTCTCCAACAAGGGAATTCCACATATTTTTAATTTTCTGTAGAATCCTCGTGTAATATCTCCTCTATAAAGTTATCAATATAATCTCCATAATCATCCCCGAAGGTGTGGAACATTGCCAGCTTAAAAGCACATAATATTGCATCCACCGGGTCAATTCTCTTTGTTGTTGCGTCCTTATCAATTTTGATAAGTCCATTACTCTGCCGGATTACCGCATTACTCATCGCATAATTCAGTAGCGGATTGTAAGTGTATATTATATTTCCGCAAAAAACCTGTTCTCTGAACCCTTGTGTTGCTTCATTCAGATGTTTATGGCTCTGAAAAACCTCTTCAACGTCATATCCCTCGTTCGACAAATCCATCATTAATTTGCTTGCATTTGCAGGATCAAAACACAGACACTGTATTTTTAAATTTAACTTTTCGCAAGTTTCAAGTACATACCTCATAACCGCTCCCTGATCTACAATCGGTGTATCCGTTACATCCAGAAATCCCATGCGTTCCCAGGCATCATAAGCAACTTTATCTTTCACAATATGTTCCTGGAGCTTTTCTCTTGTTGGAATGAAGCTATGGGACCAAATAATATATTTTACTATTTCTTTTCCATTCGCATCATACTCCCCAGATAAAAATGGAATTACAAAAGCCACAGATGTAAGGTCCGTCTTCGCAGACATATCGAATCCTACATATACCGGATACCCTGTAATATCAAATGGTAGCTCGTCCACCTGGCAAGCCTTCCATTTTGCCATGTCCATGTATCCGTTTTCTTTTGCTTGTACCCATACATCCAGACATTTTGTAAGGAATGCAGTCATGTGTTCCGGCTGTTCTCTGGCGATCTTGTATTCTCCGCGAATTTTATCAGCACCTTCCGGATAAGTCATTCTGATCGGGTTTGCTTTCTTCCAGTTTTCTTCATTATCCAGATTCGAAATGTCTTCATAGTCTTCTGGATCCATTTCGCAGATGTCAATCAGATACTCATCATTTTCTACATCTGTATTTGGATCCAGAACTTTAGAACAATACTGATATTCTGTTACATAGCACGGATAGGTCAGATCCATACCGGCTGTTGTTATGATCATCAAAAGAGGCTCCTTTGTATTGGAGCCTATGCCCAAATCGTAAAATTCAGTTGTTTTGTGCTGGTGATATTCATCTAAGACGAGTAATGCAGGGTTTGTACCGTCTCCAGATTTTCCATCGTCTTTCGACAATGGTTTTATCGTGCTATGACTTTTTAAGTGTTTTACACAGTCCCTGGTTACTTTGAATCTCATTCTCAAAGGTGATCCCTGCAACATCAGACCAGCTTCTCCAAATACGATTTTTGACTGATCACGTTTTGTGCCAGCTGTATAAATCTCATATACCTCTGCATTTTTGGTAGAAGTCACTGCTGCTTCATACAAGGCAATTCCTGCCTCTTCCTGAGATTTCGCATTCTTTCTGGCCACTTCAGTAAAATATTTCTTGAATCTTCTGTATCCAGTGTCTTTATGTACCCATCCGTACAGCTGACATATACGGAATTTCTGCCAAGGAGTCAACATTATCGGCTGTTTCGCCAGGATTCCCTTGCTGTGTCTCAAAAGCGCAAACCATTCTACAATATTCTCTGCCTGGTCTTCATTCCAAACATACGGAAAATCCGGTTGACCTATTCGGTCAATATCTCTCAGTAATCTTTCGCAGGCCCATATATGTTTTCTGCCGCTGATAATTTTCCCAGATATGCAATCATGAGCGTATTTTTTAAGTTCATCAAGAATCATATAGCACCGAACCGGTTCTCAATTTCTTCCTGCTGCTTATTTGCTTTCACTGTTCCTGCTTTTAGTCTTGAATCAATTGTCAGCCCGCACAAGGCGGCGAAGCGTCTCATTTCTTCTGCATATCCTTTCTGAATATCAACCATGGGGTTTTTTACAACAATTACTCCTGTTCTGGTTTCTCGGTCAACATAATACGTCTGCTGACTCAATATTTCTGTCGCTTTTACATAGTTTGCGAAAGCATTACAGTAGCCTCCGATATTATTTAGATCCAAATTTCCGACTATATTTAACTTGTTTAACTCTTTTACAACTCTTCTCCATTCTTTCTTGGCGACATCATCGATCAGCCAGGAAGGAGGTCGTTTGAGCTGATTTTTCTCGGTTTTTACCTGGTCTTCTGCATCTCTTTTCTTCTGTCCGTCAATAACTTTTAAATGTCCGGTTTGCAATTCTACCGGCACCCTCGGTCTTGCCCTACGGCCTCCCTCCTCTCATTTGCCAACTTTTTTTCGTTTTTAGAATTTTGTGAAAAGAAAGGGGCATACGTGGTCGTGGGAGATCCGTTCAAAACTTTTTTCTATCCCCCGGTGGTCTTGAAACGCATCTGAAAGTCTCTCAATTCCTCCTGCACTACCGTCTTTCCCTCTTTCTCATATCGTTTATGTATCTCTTTATGTCCAGCTCTTGAGACTGGAATCAAATTTGAATCTGAATAGAACAAATCAGGTCTGTCTTGTGATAGCTCAATATGATGTGCCGTATCTGCTGTTACTATTCTGTTGTACTTGTACAATATATAGATATCCAGTCCATCATAACTGTTAAGTACAAACTGTCTCAGATTCTTCCATCGTTGTGTGTGATATTCTTTCTTTATTCCGGTCGGCTTCGCGTACTCTCTGATGTTGTTCTTTCTGCACGGGCAGGTAGTTCCTGCCGGTACCCTACCCCCACATCTACCACATCGTTTGTATATCATGCCATCCCTCCTGTTCTCTGATAGCGGGAGACGGATTCGAACCGCCATTCCAGGCTAAGGAGGCCTGTAAGTTTCCGTTACTTTATCCCGCGGTAATTATGGACATTCTGAGATTTGAACTCAGGACCGTCCGGTTATGAGCCGGATGCTCTGACCAGCTGAGCTAAATGTCCGTAGCGTAGGAGCCACCTGCTCATAAAGAACAGATGGCTCCTATGTCAAGGAAAATCAATATGAGTCTGGTGTTAAACCGGAGCAGAACATCAGGATTCGAACCTGCGGCTCCATGGCTCACGCTCGCTCCCATTTGGCGAGATGTTCTGGTAGTCTGCCAAGTGGGTACTGGCAGACAACTAAGGGAAGGAGAACTCTGTATGATCTTCCACTGAGTTCAGTTTATACTATAACATTTTGAATCGGGACATTTGGGACATTCGGGACAAACTTTAATTTTCTTTAAAAAATCTTTGAAATTCTTTTTTTACGCTCTCTTCTGTGGCTTTTCTTCCCATCTTTCCAGCTACCTGCTGCCACGTCAGTTCTTCAAACACCTTGTATTTTATGATTCTCTGCATTCTTGGAGGAATTGTGTTTAGCCACCCTTCTACTTTTGTCTTTAGCTGCTCTGCCTGTTTTCTTCTCTCTTCCAGTACCTTCTGTCGATAGCGCAGTTGGCTGTCGTCCTTAATAGAAAATGTTGTTCCCTGCACCTTGAAATGTTTTGGGTTATAAGGAAATTCGGGGTTGCTTCCAGACACGTTTGTCTGTATCACTGTCTTTTTCTTTCTGTTAAGCTTTTTAATCTCCTGTTCCGTTTCCCTGATCAGTTCGCAGGCATCTACGTATTGATTCAAAATATTCTTATCCATCGGTATCGCTCCCCTTTCCTTCTTTTCACACTTTCAGCCGGGAGCTTTGCGGTTCCCGGCTTTCCTTTCAATGTCTTTTATTTTTTCATGCCGCTCCATGGAGCATTAGATATAGTTTTGTGTATCCAGGAGAAGTGTATTGCCCGTTTTCCAGCTGTAATTGTACCACATAGGGATATAATTTTATAACAGTTGCTGTATGGTATATGATTCGTGTGCTGTTTCCATCATCTCTTACCCACGCTTTTAATTTAATCTTTCTGCCTGGGCGGACTTTGAACGTTCTTTTGAGTGTCTTTCTTATGTCTCCCATTCTCATGAGAGGGATGTTGCTTTTGTCGTAATTCATTTTTCTCCTTCCTGACCGATTCGGTCACTTTTTGTTCGTAGAATCTGTATTCCTTGCAATTCGTTCCGGCTGTAACATTTTTGTCTTTGATGATGTGCAATGTTCATCTATTCATCCTCCAGATAGTTTTTCCCGAATATTTCCGTGAATTTATCCCTGCTGCCACACTTCTTCTCAAATGTTCTCTGGCCGATCCGCTGTAAAGTAATTCGGACTTCTTTATTTCTATGTACGGCTATATCTGATGTTCTGTGGCATTCCGGGCAAAGATATACGGTTAAGCCATATTGCTCGGAGTATTTGCGGTTTGCGCTGCCATAGATGTGATGGCGTTCTGTATAACCTGTTTTTCCGCAGATGAAACACTGACCTTTTGCATCTCTGTCTATGATACTTTTGTGGTGTTTCTTTCGTTTTTTTCTAATGGTTCCTTTTGGGAATAATAATCCTTCCTGATTCATACCCAGCACCCTTTCATTGACGGTACATCAAATTCTGTTCTCTGGAAGAATATCCCTATCCAGTATGTCTGAATATCTTTCTGCAGTTCTTCCAGTGTATCTTTTACAATCACGGTATCTGTTGGTTTGGTTAATTCAAATATTCTGCCTATGGATTTCGTCGGATAATCTTCCGGGTGTTCAAATACTGCAATGATCGGGAATCTGATGTCCTCTAAATTTATCTCCTGTATCGATGTGACGATCTTATCCATTCATTTCTCCTTGAAATATTCCAGTTAAAGTCTTCTACTGCTCTGGTGGCTTCCTGCTTCTTTAGGGCTGCCAGACCTCCCCAGGGCTTGCCGATAAAAACATGGTAGTCCAGGCTGGTGTAGATTAAACAGTCCGGAGGATTCCATCCCATGGTTTTTCGGAATAGTTTCTTTTTCTGTCTTTTATTCATTTCTTATCGCCTTTCTTATATCCCAGCAAGTGGAGACGGACGGTATCAAAATCCTGAAGCAATGTGATATCCTTCACTCATACTTCCACCTCGCTATCCGCTGGCATCTGGAACGTCATTCCTTTTTTGAGCATTTCTCCAAGTTCTCTTGCATGTTCTTTGTTTTCTTCCGTTTTTGGCTTCGTACTTAATATCCTACATACTTCTGGAATTATATATTTTGTGCATTCCGAATCTCCACAGGCTTCCTGAATCATATCCAGTACTTTCACGGCTTTTTCTTTTGTGGAATATCTTCCTAAAACAAAATATCCTCCACTTCTCTGTGCATCCTGCCAACTCCAACATATAACATTCAATAAATCTGGGAGTTTTAGATTGACTACAATGTTTTCAAACTTTACCAGTGCTGTTTTATCCTGACTTCTGATTAACATTTTGCTCTCTCCTTTACGATATCCATGTTTCCTGTGTACCAACGAATGTTTTCACATTTGTCTCTAATCTCTCCGGCAGTGGCATTTTCTATCACCAGATTCCCTGTTCTGTCTCTCACCTCATACAGTCTCTGGACCATTTCATTCTCCTTGCTTTGTGTCCAAGTTGGACACGCTATATTACATATTTCTTATGGCTTCCTCAGTAGTCTAATTCTCCGACCTTACACGGCAATCTCACAAGTAAGCCCTGTTCTTCTAAGTCTTCATAGGTGGCAAGTTTTTCAGCCACTTTAAAATTTCCCTCATCCCAGTAATATGACGCATTATCGCCGCTATCCTGCTTCATCATTATGAGTCTGTCATTTACTCTTTCAGTTAATCTCTCCATCTACTTCACCTCTTTCAACTTCCCCACCGCCCACTTCAAAGACTCAACAAACTCATCGTTTAATGTTGAGCGATCTGGATTCTTGATAAATTTTTCAATAGTGCTAACTGCTTTCTCTTCTGAGTTAGGTACTGTAAATTCACCATTTTGTGCAATTTCAAGAAGCTCATCAACGTTGTATTTCCAATTAAATATATTACACAAACACTTGTTACACCTGGTATTTCTTTCATACAGTACACATTCTGTGCATTCACGTCTGCTGCATCTTCTTACATCTGATAGCCACTCAATAAATTTTCTTGCGGCCATTTCTTTTTCCCCGAGAAGTTCCGACGCTTCGTAAAAAGTACTATCCTTTGATTCGATACGTGCGCTGTGCACCACGCTTTTGTCATTATAAAATTTTAAAATATCTGGAAAATATTGTGTTGGTAATGGTTTGCAATCGTATTTTGAGTACCAATGAAATCCCTGCTTTTCAGCTTCTTTAAGTAATTTCTCGTTTTCTTCTGGTGTTTTAATTAGAATACATGTGTTTATTAAATTAACCATCTACTTCACCTCTTCCATCTGACTCTCTATAGCGTCTGTGAGCAGCTTCAACGATTCAACGAATGTATCCGTCAATGCTGTTCTGTCTGGGTATTTAGCGAACGTTCTGACAAGTTTTACTGCATCCTTGATTTTTTCTTCATCTTCGACGATTTCGGATGCTTCATACACTGTCTTTTTAACATAGTTGTAAGTAACAATCTTACTGTCGTAAAAATTCAATATGTTTGGAAACGGAATTACGATAGGGTTTAAATGGTTTTCTCTCGCCCATGTGAATCCCTGAAGCTTTGCCATTTTCAGAACACTCAAATATTCTTCCTGTGTCTTTACAAACACGATTTTTCCAGTTAAATTAATCATCATAATTTCCTCCTTTAATCGCATCAACGCACTGATTTCGACCATCGACCATCCCGCACTGATAATCCGTCATATCATTCTCGGTAGTGTTTTTCTCCGGCAGTGACTTCAATGGACACCATTCAGGAATTATTTCTGCTTCTTCGTCTAATGCTGACTTTCCTGCAATCGGGCAATAAATGCAGATTTCCAGACAGTTACTGTGATTTCTCCCAATTAAGCAGGAAACGCAACCATGCTCTGGTGCATCTATCATTAATACTGACTTATCGTGTTTTTCTCCTTTTTCCTGACGGTTTTCGTATTCTCTTAATTTCTCAAGCCATTTAATGATGTTTTTCATCATCGGGCCATCTGGAAGGATACACGCCATATCATTGTTTCTTCTTGCTGTCTTAAACCATTTTATGGTATCATTGAGATCATCTATTTCTTTCTTCTGCATCTTGTTTCTCCTTTCTCCTTCCTGTGATCTGACAGGCTCACACAGGAAGGATGTATCTATGTGAATTTTAGGGCACCCTTTTTTAGTGACCGAATCGGTCATTTATCTGTATTTGTAAATCTCTTTTATATTTTTGAGCTGTACTGTCTTAGGTCTTTTCCCTCCCTGGTTATACTGAAATCCGGTATCTGTAATCTTTGTAATTGTTGCACTTCCAAATCCACCGCCTTCATGTCCAGACGCTTTGTTGAAAGTTACTCCTACTGTATCTCCCACTTTGAATTTCTGTCCGTTGTCGTCAATTATTATTTTTTCTGTTCTGTAATTCATTTTTGAATCTCCTTCAAGAATTCCACAAGTTCTGTTTCGCTGTTTTGATATTTGTTGTATCTGGAATGGTAGTTCCATCCTTTGTCGTTCTTGCATTCCGGCTTTGGTCCTCCTACAAGGTGCATGTAATGGTGTTCCCCTGGCGTATACCACTGGCTTTTTTCTGATGGATCCGGAGCAAATTCTTCTACGATCAGGCGGGCGCCGTTCGCGAAATCGTATTTGTAGTATTTAATTCCTACGTTCTTGTCCTCGTACCAGAGTCCCCAGCTCTTATAGTTCTTTAGCCATTCCTTGCGTTGATCATTATTCTTCATGATTGGCAATCCTGGCTGTTCCGGTTCCTCCTGACAGTCTTCTACAATATTTTTGAGAATTCTGAGTCCTGCTACAAGCATTTGTTGTTTTTTAATCACCAACTCTGGAAATCCTGTTTCTTCTTTCTCAACTTCCGTCATCTGTTTTAACAGGTCTTCTTGTTTTTGCAGATATATTGATAGATCGCCCGTTGATGGAATCGGGATATCTTTTAATTCCTCCGGCCATGCATCTGGGATTTTATCTGCATTTCTCAGATGTTTTACCATCTTGGTGGAATCGCCGGAATGGTCTTCCTGCTGCTTTTTGTCCGGCGTTTCTGCTGCCGGTTGGCAGCTCTCTTCTATCCATTCGCAGCGGCTATTGCAATCTTCCGGGCATTGTAAGCAACAATTATATGGGTTATCGCAATAAGCAGCTGCCCCGCATATTCCTGATCCAGATTTTCCAGTGATACATTTTGCCGGTTCGGTTTTTTCTTTCTGTTCCGGCTGTTTAGTCGGACGATGCGCGGATGAATCACACTCATACCCGCAATCTCCATGCTTTTTGCAGTTCCAGCAGCATTTTTCATTGCATTTCTCTCCGTCTCCCTCTGCTACCTTCTGGGCTTCTGAAAGAGTGCAGTGGAATCCTTTTCTGTGAATGCACTTTCCGGAATTGATTTCTTTCTTATCTGGCTTCTCCGGGGCGTCAATTGTGATCATTTTGACTGGTTTTTTGACAGAATAACGTTTGATCAGTTCCTCTGTCAGCTCCTGCCAGGACATTTCTACTTCTTCCTGGCTATCCGGATTGAAGGTAATCTTATCCTGATGTCCCTGGTAATTAAGATATCCGTTGCGGATTTTTACATAGCAATACAACATACTAAGCATTTTTACGCTCATTAGCTTGTCTCCGTTGCGAATCCGGGCTGTTGTATTCTTCTTTAAGCTTTCGAAGAATCTTTCTATCTGCAGGTCTACAGGAATAGGTGTTTCGTCTTCTTGTGGCTTCTGCTGCCTGATCGCCTGCTCTATTGTCATCTGTCCCGGAATGTCTGCATTTAATGCCTGCTGATCCTTCAGGAGTTGAATATCTGGAAGAGTCAGGATTTTGTTCTTCATGTACATCTCGTATGCCATCTTCTGCAGTTCCGGTTCCAGGGACGCTGCAGCATCTGCCACAGAAATGTTAATCTCTCCATCCTGAAACTCTTCCATCAGTTCCTCTGACAGATGATTGCTAATGTTCTTGTAACGACCGAACTGAGCGTTTGACACTCCAAGGAGTTCTTTTAAATTCTCTCTGACTGTTCCAGTGATTCCAACCTTCTCTTTCAGACCCTTAACAATCTTCTCCATCTCCAGAGCTTCCTGCATTCTTTCCCAATCATTCTTATCTCTGTAATTGTTTGCCTGAATCACCTTAAATTGTCTCAAGAATGGCGTGATTGCTTCTCTCTGCTCTGGTGTCAGTTCTTTGTCCTCTGAAACATTAATTTCCGCAGCATACATGCACGGAACCTTCTCGAATCTGGTGTCCCCTTCTTCGATTAACTCTATGCAGCACAATCTTCTGCGATGGCCGGCAAGCACTTTGTCTTTTCCATCTACATTTTCTATCAGAATCGGCTGCATCAGGTACCCTGTGATCTTTATCGACGCTTTGAGTTTGCTAATGTTTTTTGTTGTGTAGAAGTTTTCCTGAGTCGGCACCAATTCTCTGGGATCCTTGTATATAATTGCCTGCTTCTCTTTTCTTTCCGGCAAGGACCGCTTTGACAGCATGTCCAGCGCACTAAATTTCTCTCTTCCCATTGTTACCTCCCTATCATCCGCAGATATTCCTCTACAAGTGTCTGATAGTCTTCTGCTGCCGCTGACCGCTTGCTATATAACACAACCGGTGTTCTGGCATATGTACTCTTTGCAACTGCCAGAGAATTTCTGATCACCGTCTCCATCGTCGGATACCATTTCCTTATAATCTCCGCTCCCTGGCTATGCGCTTCGTTGTATTTGTTGTACTTGCTGATAAAGCACTTTACATTTTCCAGATCTGGGTTCAATTCACATTTAATCTCATCGATCTGATCCAGAAGCTCATCCATGCCTTCTGTTGTGTTGTCGTCGACTTCTACCGGGATCAGAACATCATCTGCTGCCGTCAGCGCATTAATAACGGATACATTGATGTCCGGGGCATTATCGATCACACAGTAATCATAATTGTCTTTTACCTGTTGCAGGGCGTTCTTTAGTCTGGTCTGCTGAGGTCTTACACGGTCCATCGTCACCTCCATGTTTGCTGTCAGAAGGTTCAGATTCGCAGTGATCACATCTAAATTCTCGTAATCTGTTTTCTGGATCAGGCTTACCATGTCTGGTTTCTTGTCAACCATTATCTTGTCTATTCCTGCCCCTTCCTGGGTGCGTCGGTTCATCCCCCTCGAACAATCTCCCTGTTTGTCGTTATCTACAAGAAGGACTCTCTTTCCCTTTGTAGAAAGAATGTAAGCAATATTGATGCTTGAGGTGGTCTTTGCCACCCCTCCTTTTAAATTGATAATTGCAATTGTTCTCATAATCGTTTTCCTTTTTTTGTCATTCTCTTTCTTTACCTCTGCTGCATCCTTCGTCTTCTTCCAGGCTTTCATCCAACCCTCTTGCGAGTCTGCACCAGTCTAATCCGGTTTCTTCGTGCGCTCTATATATACAGTCTTTGCAGAGTACAATTCTTCTGTACTTTTTCAACAACTTCCAAGCCTCACTCTGGGCGAAAGAATTGATTTCGTCATATTCTGCCTTTATTTTACTTATGTGCTTACTCATTTCGCACGAACTGCAGAAATAAAACTCAAGTGCTTCCTGGTTGGTCGTCTTCTCTCTGTATTGACAGATGTTGTTGCAGATGTAACTCTCCAAAGCTTCAATGTCTGTGTCTATTCCTTCGCTTTCGGTCTTCGTCAGCGCGGCGCATCCATTCAGGTTTTCCTCCTTCTGGTTCGCTTTCAAAGTAAATCCCTCCTTTCCGGTCTTTGTAGTACGTGAATCTGTATCCGGATTTAATGATCTCACCCAGATACTCCATTTCTGCCGGGTTCTGTTCTGGTCTCAGGCTCCAGCCTTTGCCCCATAGTTCTTCTGCATTCATCTTTTCTCTTTTCCATCTCCTCCTGCAGCCACCCGGAGTAACTGTGTTTCTCAGTCTTTTCGGACAATTGATGTGCATCAGGAAGGGCATGGACGGCCGCATATACCCGCTTCCATTCTTCTGCATTCCTGATCGGTTCTCCTTTGGTGTCTTTCCATCCGGATCCGGCCAGCTCTTCCAACTTCAGGATCCTGCTGCTTACATATGCGTCCCGGGTATGTACACAGATCTCCGAAGGTACTGTCATGCGTTCCAGGGCTTCTGCCAGTGTGAGCAGGACAGTCTGGTGATAGGTTCCCTTGTAATGTCCGAAACCCTCTCTGGTCTTTTCCTCATTGTGTACCAATACCGAGAGGACATATCCACATTTTCTGTCTGTAGTCCCCTGGAAAATACTGCTGGTCTCAAGATATATATCTACATGTGTCATTTCATCCCCCCTTGTCTATCCTTATAAGGGTATAGTGCCGGTATGCATATCCTGTGTAGGGGTTAATCCCCATTTTCACAGACTCCGGATCCACGTAATATCCTTTCGGAGCTTTCGGGTAGATTGGCCGTTTGTGCCGGTCCACCAGATTTCTTCTTTTTATCTCTTTTTGCTTAGGTTCTTTCCGGATCAGGTTACGGGAGCAACTATATCTCTTAATTTCGTCCGGTTCATGTTCTTCCAGAGGCTTTGTGATATACTCTGAAAGTTTCACATATCCTCCGGCATCATAGAGAGATGCGAAATATACATGCCCGTTCTCCCACAGTTCTGATATGATCCTGTCTGTTCCGGTCTCCTGATCTGCTTCTCTGTTTACCAGAAGGTGCACATGGGGGCCGCCTTTCTTTCCAATTGCCAGGCGGTAAATATATTTCAGTTCCCATCCCTTTTTCTTATATTTCAGTCGGACTTTTCTGATCAGCTTCGCAAGATCTTTCTTCATCTGTTCCCACGCGGGGCGTTCCCCCTTCTTGTATGTGAGAGTCATCCAGTAATCGCCCGGAGAGAAATTCCACTTGATCAGTCTCCTGACATCTCTTTCCCTTCTCCACTGGTTCTGTTTGGCAATTTCTTCCGGAGTAGCTTTCTTTTTCTCTTCTCTTTCCTGTCCCCTGGCTCCATACCTTCCGGTATGCTTTTCCTCTATCTCCATGGTACTCCCAAAGTCCCATATCTCCCTTATGTATGCCCATCTCATATAAGTACTCCTGTCGCAAGTTTAATACCCCTAATCGAGCTTTTAAGAGACGTATTGTCTCGAAAAAAAGTTAAAAATATGGCAGGTCACTCCTGCCGGAATTGACATTCCGCCGCCTGAGTGTTATACTTGTTGTATTGCAATTATCTCATGTGGCGGAAGCCAGGCTCATGCATTCCCGTGCATGGGCTTTTTATTTATTCTTGAATTCTTTGTATAATTCTCTTCCTGCTGCTTCGGTCATATTGCCGCTAATCATCTCTGACTTAGTCGTATATCTTAATCCGCTTAACAGTGCTTCTGCCGCTTGTGCTGCTTCTGGAATATCTTTCTTTATTCCTTCTGCGACTATGCTTAATGCAGCTATGACAAAAACTATGTCTCCCGCTGGAACAAATCCTACGATTTCCTGCAGTTCATTTACCCATACCTTGGTGCGTTCTGTAGAAAGCTTTAAAAGTTCTATACCTTTTGCATTCATCAACTTTTTCTCAAATTCTTTGTAGCCATTAAAATCTGTTCTTAACATTTCATTTTCTCCTTGATTTTTCGTTGGTTTTGTTTTATACTTTTTGTAAATCAAATTATTTTCTTTTTTTATAAGCCTCTCATGTTTGCAGACGTGAGGGCTTTTTTAATTACTTTTCTCTTCTCCTGCAGCCAGATCAGGATCACCAGGCACGTGATACTCAGCACTATTGTTCCGGCAAAGAGTTCTAATCTTGTGTTCCAGTCCCAGATCGGGAGCATGGCGGTTATGTATCCGATCAGCAGAGATATGATCATCTTGCGTTCCAATTTTCTCGCCTCCCTTCATTTATGTATGCTTGTCCTACTGTCTCCGCCTTATTCGGCGGTTTTTCTTTCGTAATTCTTTCTTTGGTAATATCCGATTATAATCTTCGAAACATTATCTATAATTCTCTGATTATCTTCCTTTGTGTTATTTTTACAGTAGTCGTCGTGGATTCGGATTAAGCCGGATCCGTATTTGATTTCTTTAATCACTGCCATATGTAATCACCTCTCTTGGATTATGTTATGTTGTGTGGTTGTACAGGGTTCCTTCCCTGCTCAAGTCACTTTTCTTCCCATTCCGCAAAATAATCCATACTTACATCAAAGTACTTTGCGACCTTTAAAATATTTTCAAATGTCGGAGATGCTTCGTTCCATTTGCCGATAGTCCCATTCCCGATATTTAACTTCTTCTCCAGCGAAGCAATTGAGATTCCCTCTTCTGCTGCCAGGCGCTTGATTTTTTCATAAATCATTTTTTTCTTCCTCTTCTCATAGACTTAAATCTATGAAAGTGTTATTATTGAATTGTTACTTTAGGTTTTAGTCTAATTTGGTACATAACCAGAAAGGAGTTGCCAAGGGGTAACAACTCAGGGACGCTTCCCAAGATGGGAGGTGTGGTTAAGGGATTCTGTAAAAGATATCCTCGAATGTATCTTTCTTGTCCTGCAGATTATTTATCTAATCGACAAGTTTGATATGTAAAACCATTTTGCAGTGCTTTCGGCACTCAGTTGGAAGCACTGTGAAATCCATTTTCACACCTCACGCATCTATTCCCAGACATTTCTGTCATTCCCACCCTTTTTATCCGGCTTTCTTCTGTTCTGCGCCTGCCAGAGCGATAACTGTATTCATACAGCCATCCAGGTAACCTTTCTGTCTCTCTGTAAGGCAGTCCCAGATTGCATTCATTTCTTCCATCTGCTGCCATCTCTGTTTTACTTTTTCTTCTGTAAGGATTTCTTTCATCATTGTGTTTCACCTCGCTTTCTGTTGTCTATGGTCACATTATATATTCCTATGGTAACTTTGTCAATAACTTTTTGTTTCCTTTGGTAACTTTTTGTATTGACTTTATTTAATATAGGTGTTATTCTTTGATTAAAGAATTGCAAGGAGGTGAGCTAATGACACAGGGTGAACGTGTAAAATCCGTCCGCGATAAAAAGCAGATGACAATGGAACAATTCGGGGAAAAGCTTGGTGTTACCAAAACAGCTATTTCTCGAATTGAAAAAGGTGATCGAAGTCTTACAGAACAAATGCTCAAGTCAATTTGTCGTGAGTTTAGTGTGAACGAGGACTGGTTGCGGACCGGAGCTGGTGGCCCTGAGAATATGTTTATTCCGGAAGATATGCGGTACCTTAACACCGTCGGCAGACTGGGAAACGAGCAGAACGAATTCAAAAAGTTCTGTATTAATATGCTGATGGAGCTTCCGGACAAATACTGGGATTACATTTATGAAGAATTCAAGAAATTTGAGAAAAAAGAAGAGTAGCCACTAAGGCTACTCCTTCCGAGGTTATCTGCAGATAAAATTGTAGATCATCTTTCCAGGAATCCGATAAGGAGATAATAGATCTCTTTTGCGCGGTTCCGGTTTCTTTCAAGTAATTTGATAATAAGTGTAATGTATTTTTCGTTTTCCATGAGTATGTACCTCCTGTATCGAACATTCGTTTGTATTTAATATACAACAAGATTCTTTCGATTTCAAGAGGTGCTTTGTAGTATTTTCATAATCATCCCTCCCTGTGTATATTATGACATTTTTTCCAAAAAAATCATGCATTTAGAGGGAATCGTCCAGCATTCTGGACACTTTTTTTGTTTTTACTTGTAATCCGACTCGAACAAGTCGGTAATCCGCACTTTTAGTGCTTTTGCAAGCAGCTCCATGTTTTCCATCGTTGGCGAATATACTTCGTTCATTATATTATCTATTGTGGACTTGGATATTCCCGATCTGACAGAGAGCTGCCGGACTGAAATGTTTTTGCTATACATAATTTCGCTTAACAATATCTTCATAACCTTATTTCTTAGCAAAAGCATTTCTATTATACTGGAAATTCATTCCATAAAAATCAGGAGGTTTTTCTTATGAAAAAGAAATGGCTTTACGTAGTGCTTGCAGTATTAATAATTGGAGGAATCGGTTCTACAAGCCATAAAGATAGTTCTACCGATAGTTCTACTGATGCTTCTACTACTAATGTCGCAGATAATATTACGCCAACAGAAGCACCGGAACCAGAAGCAAATACTTCTGCAATGGTAGATAGCATCGTAAATAAAGCTAAATCTGATGCTGATGGTCAGTTGGATTTAGATACCTGCAAAGAAGCGCTTTCATACTTGAAGGACAATTATCCAAACTACTTTACAGATAATGAAACCATGGAAAAAGTCATGTATTATGGAGCTTTTCTCGAATACTCATTTGAAGGTAAAGGGATTAACGATGTATGCGCAACTTTAGGTCAAGATGCTTTGCAGACAGTTAAATATGTATATCGTGGAGCCGATGCAATAGAAGATGAATCTACGCAATCAAATCTCAGACAGGTAAAAGAATCTCTCGATTCTGTATCATTAGAATAATAAAAACCGCCCCTGCTTAACAGAGACGGCTTTAAGAATCTTTGCAGTTGTGAATGCTCAATTCTTTCCTGGACAGTTAGAATTATAGCATATTTATTTACACCTGCAAAGGTGTATTTTTTATACCCTTTTTTACATAAAATATCACGGAGGTGTGCTATGAGTCTTGAAAATGTATGTATCTATTTAAGAAAGTCCCGTGCTGATCGGGAGGCTGAAGCAAGAGGTGAAGGTGAAACCCTGGCTAGGCACGAACGAATCCTTCTCGATCTTGCCAGAAGCCGTAATTATAATGTCGGTGCTATTTACAGGGAAATTGTTTCCGGAGAAACTATCTCTGCCCGACCAGTTATGCAGCAGCTCCTTCGAGAAGTCGAAGCTGGTTCGTGGGATGGTGTTCTGGTTGTAGAGGTGGAACGTCTGGCCAGAGGCGACACGATTGATCAGGGCGTTGTGTCCAGAGCTTTCCAATTTTCTGATACGAAGATTATTACTCCAACAAAAACTTATGATCCCGATAACGAATTTGATGAGGAATACTTCGAGTTCGGTCTTTTTATGTCCAGACGTGAATATAAAACTATCAAGCGGCGTTTAAATGCCGGAAGGATTTCTTCTGTAAAAGAAGGAAAGTATTGCGGAAGCAGACCTCCGTATGGATACGAACGTGTCAAATTGCGTGGTGAAAAAGGTTTTACTCTCCAGCCGGTTCCGGAGCAGGCCGAAGTTATTAAAATGATCTATTCTTTGTACTCCGGAGCATCCGGTGACCGAATCGGTGTTTCAAAGATTGTCCGAAAACTCAACGATATGGGGATCAAATCTCCTTCCGGAAAAAGCTGGGTTCCGATCAGTGTCCAGGATGTTCTTGCCAATCCTGTATACGCTGGAATGATCCGCTGGAATGGTCGAAAAACTGTCAGGGCTATTCAGGATGGTGTGGTCACGCAGTCGCGTCCACGATCTAAAGAGGATGATATACTCTTATTTCCCGGCCGGCATCCGGCAATCGTGTCTAAAGAAATGTATGATTCCGTACAGCAGATCCGGAAGAAGAACCCTCCGCGTCCGATCAGTATCAAGAACACGATAAAAAATCCTCTTGCCGGAATTGTGTACTGCAGCAAATGTGGTCGTGCCATGGTTCGGCGGCCTTATCAGAAACGCGGTCAGGATGACACACTTATGTGTTCTTACACCTCCTGCCCTACTGTAAGCAGCAAATTGTCGCTTGTGGAAAGAGCTGTGTTAAATGGCATTCAGGATCTTGTTGACGAATACCGGCTGAATGATGCTGTTCCCGGTCCGGACATTAACAACGCTGTTAAATCTAAAGAGAAATTAATTGCAGAGAAAGAGCATGAACTGGAGAAATTGAATGTACAGAAGATGAAGCAGTATGATCTGCTCGAACAGGGAATCTATACGACTGAGGTTTTTCTGGAACGATCTAACTCAATCGCATCCTCCATTAATTCCTGTCAGGATTCTATAGAATGTCTAAAAGAAGAAATCAGGCATGACAAAGAGCTTATTGATCAACAGTCCTCTTTCATTCCAAGATGTGAGAACCTTCTTGAAATTTATTGGAGTTTAGACACTGCTGCGAAGAACAAGATGTTAAAAGAACTGATCGAGAGGGTTAATTATACGAAGGATGTCAAAAATGCTTTCCGGATGGGGAACGAAGCCACCTTTGTCCTGGATATTTTCCCCAGAATTCAATCAAATTAATTAATGATAACATCTATGTACAAACGAA